CCGTGTGCAGCGACAATATTATATGTCTCTTCATCCTGCCCGAACTTATAACCATAGTTCTGCGATACATCGTCTGTCGTCTCTTTAATAATAGAGGAAGTAACAAGACTTCCGTGCATAGCAGCGAAAAGAGCTCCACCGAATACCCCAGCAACACCGAGCATGTGGAACGGGTGCATAAGGATATTGTGCTCTGCTTGGAAAACGAACATAAAGTTAAAAGTACCAGAAATACCAAGAGGCATACCATCACTAAAACTCCCTTGTCCGAAAGGGTACACTAAAAATACTGCTAGAGCTGCTGAGACTGGAGCTGTGTATGCCACAAATATCCATGGTCTCATACCTAGTCTGTATGATAGTTCCCATTGTCTGCCTGCGTATGCAAGCACGCCTATCAAAAAATGAAAGACGATAAGTTGATATGGTCCGCCGTTGTATAACCACTCGTCTAAAGTGCCAGCTTCCCAGATTGGGTAAAAGTGCAATCCGATTGCGTTGGAGCTAGGGACTACTGCTCCAGATATAATATTGTTTCCGTATAATAACGAGCCGGAAACGGGCTCACGTATGCCATCTATATCAACAGGCGGTGCTGCGATAAAGGCGAGTATGAAACATGTGGTAGCAGTTAGTAAAGCTGGAATCATTAGCACACCAAACCAACCTACGTATAGGCGGTTGTTTGTGCTAGTGACCCAGTTACAAAACTTCTCCCAGTTGGTAGTAGTGTCTCTTTGTAATGAGATTGCTGCCATTTGTGATTAGCTTGAATGTATGTTATCGCATTCCTCTTCGACTTTACTGAGGAACAACTGGATGACTTTATATTTTTCCACCATAGGAAGGTCCGCATCCAGTAGAACTCTGTGCCTTTCTCTTTGAAAATCAAAGCAAGTCATCTTCCATTTATATGGCGGAATTTGCCTCGGCTTAGAATACGCCGGGGATAATCTGACCAGTGGTAATGTAGGCACCAAGAGCAGCAACAAAACCAAGCATCGCTGCCCAGCCGTTAAAACGTTCTGCTTCATGTGTAAAGATTGGGTTGGTGTTGTGGTGTGTCATTTCGATTAATTGAATAGGTGGTTCGTAAGGGTACTCGTTTTCGAGTAATGTATCTAGATCTCTTGTTTTCATCTTTTACCTTTTTTAAAATCTTCAAAGGATACTTCGCCTCCTCCGACGCGGTACTTTTTATAAGCCTGTATCTCTTTCATTTTTGGTACAAGATTTACATGGTTCGGCATAGTAGATTTAATCTTGAGATCTTTTTTCTTTTTCTTTTTGCCAAACATTAGAATTGTAGATCTGATAGTTCGAGTTTTTCTATGACGTCAGCTCTATAAGCTGGGTCAGTGTCGTAGCGTGGGTCACTCATAGCTGCCACAAGTTCAGCTTGTGATCTGTATAAGTCTCCTCCACTACTAGCAGCTTTGCCTGATAGCATTCTGCCTTCATAGCCATTAGCTTCTTCGTATCTAGATTTTAGACCGGCAAAGGCTATGTTAATAGCTGCTGGATTACCAGAATCTACAACAGAATCGAACGCGTCGATACTTCTGTTATCTAAATTACTAGCAGCCCATTGGACTATTTCATTGTATTGTGCTTCTCCTCCGGCTGCATTCATAACGCTGTTAACTTGAGCGTCTGACATTTCTACACCTTGTGGATTAGCTTGAGGATTCTTAGATTGAATTTCGATATAAGCGTTGACTAAATCTTGGCTGCTCATTTCAGAAAATCTTTCTATTGTTTCCTCTGATAGGGTGCCCTCGTTAGCATAGTATTCATCAGATGCTTCATTGATTAAACTGATCGCAGGAGCATTTTCAGATATCTCCTCATCGCTTCCTTCTTCTTCTTCATATCCTTCGTCGCTGCTTTCGTAGTCGACTTCGTCTTCTTCTTGCTGTCCAAGTTTCTTTTGTAATGATAAGTAAGCTGCTTCTAAATCTTCAGCGTTTTTATATTTACCAGCTAATAACTGTTCTTGTTCTGCTACTAACTGTTCTCCTACTTCAAGAGAATCCTGTTCCTCTGCGGTTAGGACTTCTGTTTCTGGAGTATTATCATATGATAAAGTTTCGCTCATTATTCAGGTTGTTGTTGTGGTGGTTGCATCATATTCTGCATGTTCTCTGTGTCAGCTAACTTTGAATTAGCAAGTTGACCAGCTTGTTGCAATAGAGTAGCTTGCTGTTGCTTCTGCTCCATCTCTGCCTTCTCTTCTCCCAACTGTTCTTCAGTCTTAACAAGGTTCAATACATCTATACCTTGTGCAGCAGCCAAACGTTTGATAGCTTCTAAAGGATTTATAAATTGTCCTAATGCCTGAGGTCCTATTGTCTGTGCAATAGTTCCCATAAACATTGTCAAAGCCTCTCTGTCTTGACCTCTTCCTAAAGCATTTACACCAGCTACAATAGATGGTCTAATTAATTCTTTAGGTAACTTAGGTAGTTCGTTTGATCTTTGTAAAACTAAAAGAGTTCTATCTAGATAAGGTATTAGGAAAGATGTTGTTAACAAACTGAAGATGCCACCAAGCTGTTGCTCTAGTTCTAACTGTGTTAGTCTGACTTCTTCTGCTGTTACTCTTTCTGCATTTCTCACATTCATCACTAAGAATGCTTCAAGCAATCTTCTCTCTATAGTTTGAGACATCTGTGCAGCAGTTGAGAAGTCGGCTGTTTTACCAACCTGTACAACTTGTACGTCTTCTGCTCTACCTTGCACGATGGCTCCATTTCCAGCATTTGCAATTACTGAAGGCTTCGTTGTAGAAGATGGACTGACTAGAAAGATTACCTTACTAGCAGCAGCAGCTCCTTCAACAAGAGCTTGAGATAAACCTTCGAGAGATTTGAGATCACCAAGGAACTCTTCTACTCTACCACGTCCGTACTGTTCTCCATCAACAGAATTAAAAGTCAGAACGAGCCAAGGACTTGCATTCTTAGGAGCTGTACTACGTGAGCCGGGTATTATCATATCTTCTACTTCCTGATACCATACCCATCTGCCGTTCTCTAGTTTCACGCACGTGTAAACTTCGACATCATCTGTATGAGTACCGGATACTGTTTCGTCGATGCCCGTGTTGGGTTGTTTCTTTGGTAGATCGTAACCGAGTACGTCTCGACTTATCAATTCCTTTGTAACTATTTCTAGGACGTTACCATTTCCGTCTCTGTTGACGACATACCTATTAAGCGGATAGTTTTTAATACCATCTTTACCCATAAATAATAAAGCATTTCCACCTACAATTAAATGTTTAAGTGCTTGGTGTATAACTACTCTATCATTTGATGCAGCGATATAGTCCATGACCATTCGTTCCATCTTAGATAATGATAGCTCAAACTCTGACTTCGCTTCTGGAGGTAATTCTTCACCTAACTTGTCATCTCTTACTTGGAATTTAAAGAAGGAACCTTGTGGCGGTAGGATTGCAAGCATTAGTTTTGCTGCAAGCCCTACCACACACTTGGAACCAACTGACTGCCAAGGAATATTGAGAGTCTCGTGTGTAGGTCTCGAAGTTGTATCGTCTTGAATTAAATAAGGTAACGTAAGTTCTGAACAATCAACTGCTTTGTCTAGGAATTGTCTTCGATCTACTACAAGTTCATTGTATCTCTTACGTGCGGACATTAGTTAAGTCCTCCTCCGCCTGCTCCTGTGTCAGTACCTGTATTTACTTTAGGATTTAATTTAATCCTTAATGAACCTGTGCCTTTTGAGTACTGGTTCTTATTCTTATTACCACGGTCATCCTTCGCTCTCTTTACCTGTGGGTTCACATCCTTCATTATTGGGTCAGGAGGTGGAGCCGTAGGTGTTGGAGGTAATGGGGGTGGTGGTGCTGGTGGTAATGGTGGTGGTGTTGGCGGTGAGCCTCCTCCTATACACATTAGATTTCGTCCTCTTCTATGGATTTAATGTAATCAATTACACTAGCTTGTCCAGCTCTGTACATAATTGATTCGATTGATTCTTTTGGGTGGACTGGTTCCCACCCGAAGTTGTCGTCTAACTTCTTTATTAACTCTTGTAGTCTATCGTTATGTAGCTTAAGAGTATTGAGGGAGATTGACATTCGAGTGTTCAAAAAATGCAGGCATTCTAGCTGCCTTGGTCTGAGAAAATTCTGGTGCTTTACCTTCGTACATAAGTCTGTCGCTGGCATCTAACCAAAATTTTTTGTCCAAATATCTATCGGCACTTTGTTTTAATGGTTGCATAACCCAGTTGATAGTTGCCTTTCTTAACTTGTCTAATGACTGGCTAGGTTTAAGTCCTAGCTCTGTACATACCAGTGAGTTAGCTGCCACATGGACTTGCTCGTCTCTGGATATATCTGCACTGACAGTTCTTAGACCGGCATCGCCACAGAATCTAAAGAATGGTAGTAGTACAAAAAAGATAGCTCTCTCTGCTACTAATGCCTTTAGTATTGTATGGTCTGGATGCTGTTCCCATGCTGCGCGTAAGCGTAGTGCTTCGGCTTCGGCTTTGTCATCTACGCCTAATGCGTTGGTGATGTAGCCAAGTGCAAGATCGTGTTTGATCTCGTCTTTTACGTTTGACTCTAGAAGTGCTCTGGCAGAGTCGGGAACTTCTTTATCAAGTGCTTCTGTAATGAACTCGCCAACTGGTAACTCCATATGGCGTATTGCAAGAGCACGGTAGATGGTTTCTTCTGCACCTTCTTTTAGTTTTCCTTTAGATGTTTGTACTGGTGTCCAAGATCTTTTCCGGGACAGTAGTTTTATATAGGGATTCATTGCTGACAATCACAAGCTATTTCGTCTGGTTTATTACTCATAATGTCTGCTAAATAATCTTCAACTGAGGTATCATCCAGTGCTGCGTAAGCATCTGTCTTATCCTGTGTGTCTCCCATTACTTGCAGGGCATAGTATAAAGAAGTCTGTGGTGAGTTAAGCCACTCTTCTATAAATGCCTCATCGTAAGTCACCATGTCACTCCAAGAGTTGAAGCTATAGCCATGAAGCAATCCTGTTCTATCGAGCATAATCATTATCTGATCTGCTACTAATTTGTAACTCTCCCATCCTACCTCGGATGCGATCTCGACGTCGCCATATTTTACCTGTTCGACACCAAACTCACCTGAATCCCTGTCGACAACTCGACTAATTGGTGGTGCTATCTCTGGTGTAGCAGTAAAGCCTTTTAAATCTCTACTCCTGTAAGAACAACTGGCGGTAGGAGCTATCGCGAATGCTCGTTCCATGTTGTTCTCACGTGCTATGTTAGCTGCCTCTTGTATGCCGAGGAAGAGCTCACGTGCAGCTAATCCCGCGTAACCTTCGTAAGGCTCAGCATTGTTACATGCTTCAAGTGCCTTACCAAACTCGGCATATGTAATATTGTTGTTGGCTAGGAAGTTAGCTAAGCCAAGCATTCCTAATCCTACTTGTCTGTCGACCTCTGGTGCTAGATATTCTCCAGATTCGCCAACACCTGTCTTGCCATGGAGATCGCACAACTCCGACATACCCTCACGGAAAGCTGGTCTGAGGTCGCCGATACGACAGGCTGAAAGATTGATATGTTGGAGGAGGCATGTTCCGCGTGAGGGCAGATAAACTTCCAAGCAAACATTCGATCTGATTCGTTTGTTGTTTTTGTCATATTTTATTTTGTTGAGCCAAATGTCTCCTCCTGCAATGCCTCTAAGTATTGCTTCCTTTGTTGAAGTTTCTGTATTACGCCAGAGTTCTGGGGTAAGGTCAATACATCGTTTAACCCATGGGAGCTCGGCTCTGGAGACTTGCACGAACTCAAGAATATCGGGGTGATTAATATCAAGATGGAGGACCACAGCACCGTTCCGGTACGTGCCTCCGCGCCTAAGAATTTCATTTAATGTTGAGTAAATTTTTCCGAATGAGACAGGTCCTGATGCAACAAGGCTATCAGGTCCCTTATTTGTTGTAGTTCCTTTGGGTCTAAGGTCCGACAAGTGGACCGCAACTCCTGCTCCATACCTAAGAGCATGCGATACAAATCGCCAGCTTGCTTCGATTCCATCTGTGCCTTCCATGCTATCCTGCACGTTGAAGATTGTGCAGCTTACGGGTAGACGGTTTGTTGGATTATCAATCCATTGCTGAACTCGACCAGTTCTAGCTATTTTGTTTGGTAATTCTGTAGTCACTTGGTGGTGTCCAAAGTATAGGTTCTTTTGTTTCGTGATCGTAATCACTTGTTTGTAGTATTCTTGCGAGCCTTGCATTTACAAGAGCATCTTCTTCAGTCAGTTCTTTTTCTACAAATGTTTCAACGACTGCTTGCCATGTGTATCCTTTCTCTTCAAAGATTTTCTCTGCCTTTTTGACACCAATACCGGGAACTCCTGCATAACCATCAGTATTATCCCCTGCCATTGTTTGAATTAGGTGCCACTTGGCTCCTTCTTCTTCAGAAATATCTACAGTTTCTTTGAAGTCATATAACTTACCGGGTATCTGTCTCATATCTTTATCAGGAGATACGATAATGTTTCCCGGGAACTTGGTTGCATAAATCCCGATACTGTCATCAGCTTCGAGTGTATCTTTGAGGATAACTCTGTATTGTTTCTTTAATTCCTGTATGACACGTTTAAAACCACAGGGCTTTTTTCTTTGTCTGTGACCCTTGTATTCGGGCAGAATTTTTTTCCTAAAATTATTAGGACTTGTAAAAAACAATATCAATTCATCATCAAACGACCCTAAATCTTGTTGTATTCTGTCTAGGTCTCTTTTAACGCATTTCATTGCATCTGAGAAGTTAGAAGTAACGACTATAACGTCATCACCAAAATCCATCTCGCTTTCTGCTGCTGCACAGCACTTGTAGACTATATAGTCGCAATCAATTAATATTTTCATAATTTAATGTACGTCAGCCCATGTTTTGCCTTGTTTTGCCTCGGCAGCGATAGGACAACGCAAATTGTAATAATGCCCAGCTAATTTTGCTGAGTTTTCCAAGGTTTCCATTAAAGTTGGAGCATAGTGTGCTTCACACTCATACTGTAACTCGTCATGGACAAATGCCAGTTGATTAGCATTTAAGTTGAAGTCATTGGCGATAACCATCCAACGTTTAGCAACTATACCAGCACTGCATTGCAGTAGATAGTTTAGTGCTTTGTGTGGTGAATCGACCAACACCCTTCGTCCGTCACATGCCAAGAGGTAACCAGCAGTAGCCTTATTTGCAACCGCTCCAAGTAAGTCGGAGAGTCCTTCGATTGCAGATACGTAAGCCTCTCTAATCTCTTGTCCCTTTTTACGGGCTTCCTTGGGTTGTAAAGAGTTATCATAACTCATACCTAATTTTTCGTTTCCAGCACCATACAAGAAGGCATATGTGACAGTCTTGACTTGGCGTCTGGTGATTCCTATTTTATCAGCGTTAACTTGATGTATATCATCATTCAGTAATATGTCGGCATATCGACCTCCGTCATATCTGCCAAGGTAATGTGCAAGCATGCGGAGTTCGATTCCGCTTAAGTCTGCACCCACCATTACCATACGTGGGCTGGCTGTAAATAGTTCTCTAAATTCTTTATCCGCAGGAACTTGAGCGAGATTCGGTTTACGATGAGCACATCTAAATGTGTTCGTACTAACCGAGCAGTTGTGGTGGATTCTGCCTTTACTCGTAACAAGCCTGTTCCATGCGTTCACGCCTTCGGATATCATTCCAAGTTTCTTCTTTATCGTCAAACATTTCGCACATGCTTTCGAGAAGGGAATATTTATCTCCGTCAATGTAATCTCGTCGATAATTGGTTTCCCAGTCGTGGTGGTCTTGTTCAATTTGACTTTGAAATGAGTCGTCAGAATCCATGCTATGTGGTCTCGTGAAGTTGGGTTAAATTCTTTTATTCGTTGTATTGTACATCCTTCTCTGTATCCCTGTGTTGAGTTATCTCGTTTAGGAGTGAACAGCGATCCTGCAACGTAAGGGAATTGTCCTCGAAGTATTGCAACAGTTTCTTCCATCTCTCGTCGGAGAGATGACTCAAGTTGCTGAGCTTTTTGTTCGTCAAATGTCCATCCATGGATTTCTTGTTCTGTTAATATTTCTGCGACCCGGTGCTCTAACCGGTCCGCGTCAGGTAAGGGCGGAAGTGTTCGCATAATTTGGTGGTAACATTTACATCTTGTACGCAGTAGTCCTGCATTTCTTGTGACCATTTACTCCAGTCACTTGTTTTACCAAACTCCCCTTTGTATTCACCTAATCTGTAACCATACGCTTCTAAGCTATGACGTCCATATAGTTGAAGTGGCATTCTTGGTACGTTTCTTTTCTTGTCAATCTCCATTAGATTTGGATGATAACTCCTAGATAACACAAGAGTATCAATAGCAGTGCCACTATACTCAAACCAAGAATAAATTTTCCGAAGAACAGGTAAATCGTACCCAATAATATTGTGACCAACAATAACATCAGCTTCGGTGAGCCAATGCAAACCTTCAGTGATCGGGTAGGTGTTATTAGGTTGATCGTTAAATACGAACGTCTCTTCTTTTTCGGCGTCGTAAATGGCAAGGCAGTGTACCTCAGAAACGTCATGTAGTAATCCGTTGGTTTCTATATCAAAGACGAGCATTTGGGTTTGCGACATAGGTTTTGTCCCTAAACTTAGCTCTCTTCTTTGCTTGTTTTGTGGGTGGGTTTGGTTTTTTTAATTGTTCAATCTCAGAAGTCTGTACTGGGATTGAAAATGGGGTCCGTAGTTTCATCGTACTTACATGTTTCTTTATTGTATTTTAATTGACATGCAATACCAACTTCTCCGGAATAACGATTCTTTAGTACACGTAGGATAGTCTGATCTACAGCCTCCGTTTGTTGGTTTCTTTCGAGTCCCCAAACTTCATCAGCAAGCTGAGATATTGCTGCACTTCCCCTCAGTTGTCCTAAAGTTACACGTGCTCCTTCTTCGTGGTTTTTGTCTGTCTGTGTTCTACGTAGATGTGATACCAAGAATAACTTGATGCCAGTCTTTTCAACTAGACTACGTAGTTTAGTCATGGTGTTGTCTATCATCTTTCTTTCGTCACCTTCTAATCCTGAGATTAGTATGGATAGGTGGTCGAGGAAGATTGTTTTTGCTTCGAGCGCGAGTGCCATATATTCAATACGACTGTAAATAATATCAGGGTCAGCACTGCCGAAGTGGTCATAAAGGTAGAGATTCCAGTCTTTGAGGGTGTAGTCATATGCTTCTTGTAGTGTCTCCTTGGTATGTTCTCCAAGATGTAATGCTTTACCAGTAGCTACAGACATAAGTCCTAAAGCTGTTCTCCTGTTTGACTCCTCCAAAGCAATGTACCCAACACGCTCGCCTAAGTTTAAGAAGTGAGTCGCCAACTGCCTTGTCAGCGTTGACTTGCCTTGCCCTGTTCCTGCACTGATAACAGTGAGTTCTCCATATCGGCATCCATGGGTTAGTCTTTGCAATCCAGCAAAGGGATACTCGAAGTCACATGGTGGGCTAGGGTTTGTTACTAATTCTAGTAGAGTTTTACCATCTACTATTCCATCCGGCTGATACGGCGAAGCATTCCAGATAGCTTTCCTAATCGCTTCAGCATCATTATTTTGCAGTGCATCAGACGCATCTTTATACGGGTCTGGTAAATGAGCAATCTTAACTTTCCCAGACGGTAAGAGCGGAGCCACTGCTTCCGTCGCCATGTTACCGGCTTCGTCTTTATCGAAGAAAAGGATAATCTCTTCATAACCCTGAAAGAGCTGAAGTTGTTTCTGTATATCCTTCTTTGCTGAAGCAGCTCCATGAGGAAGCGAGACATGCGCCCAGTTTGGGTAAGCCTCCCAGCCCGATAGTGCATCCAGCTCGCCTTCGTAGACCATGATGCGTTTACCAGTAGAAGGTATAAGAGACTGACCAAACAAAGTATCAGTAGTATTACCTTCATACTTAAAGTCTTTTAGTTTGTTCTTGGTTTTGAATCCTTGTAATATTTTACTGCTGTTGTAATAAGGGAAGCGTAGAAGTTCTCCGTCTCTGTAGACTTTGTAGTGTTGACATGTTTCTTCGCTGATCTTTCTTTTTTGCAGCCTTTGGGCTGAACCTTTAAATTGTACATTGGTGGGCATGTTGTATGTTTGATCTGCTTTTGTTAAGTTGTGGCAGCTAAAACAAAATGTATTTCCGTCTGAGTAAACTGCTTTGGCATCAGATGAGCCACACTGTTCACATGGCTCATGCCTTAAAAACTCACTGTCCATGAAGTTTTCTTGTGTCTAAAGTTGAATCAAAGTGACCATACTTACCGACAGGAATAAAGTTACAAGCTAATGATTTTCTTGGTATTTTGGTAGCTTTGTATGGTGCATGAAAATGAAACAAATAACTTGGAAAGAATAGAATAGTACCTTCTTCCATTGGAGCTGTAAAATCTGCACCAGTATAAAAATTAGGCATTCCTTCTTCGACCCAGAATCCAGATCGTACTAAAGGACTTTCAAATTTTAAAGGTGCGTGTTCTTTATCAACTTCACTGAAATACAAGACAGCAGAATAATATGAGTTAAGATGTTGATGTCTTTCCATACGAACACCGTTAGTATTCTCAGTTATCCATGAGCTTGTTATTGCCCAGTCTTGTCTCCTTCTTAATATAATCTGATTTATAAAACCTGTAAATACTTTAAGGATTTCATCTCTTACCTCTGGCACTTTATCTAGTTGATCGTAGATAAGTGTTTGTTTTTCTTCCGGTATGGCAGTCATGTCTGCATTAATAGGTACTAAATCTTTTAATGGTTCACAAAACTGTTTATCTATTTTTGTAATACCTACAGGCACTGCAAAAGCCGGAATAACATCAAATTGATATTTCATTTTAGCCAGTCCACAGGTATGCAGTGTGCAGCGCACCAGAGTATTCCGTATCGCTCACACCACTTTGCGTATGTTGTCTTGGATTTTTTAGATATACGTTTGTATGGGTCTTGAAATACCATACGAAGGTCTATTTTTGGGTTATCCTTGATGACTTGTTTAATCTTACGCCTAGATGGTGGGTCCCAATACCCTTTGACCTCTAGGATTACTCCGTTGTCTGGTAGCACAAAGTCAGGAGTATATTGATGTTGTATTGTGTAAGGATAGGACGTTTCCTCATATTCATAGTCAACGCCCAGTGATACCAATAGGTCTGCTACCTTTTCCTCTAGTCCTGATCTAAAAGTCATCTTCTAACTCTACTGAGCTAGGAGTTGTATCAGGTGTTACGTTTGGTTCTGATGTTTTAAATCCTGCTGTGTTACCAAACAATTCAGCAGCTCCTGCTTCGTCAAGGTCACCAGTATCTACACCTACCTCTGACTGTATGCTCACAATCTGTACTCCAGATAACTTGAGTGATGTGCCATAGGTCATACCATCTTTTAGTATGTATGGTTTTTGTGTAAATCCAAGTTTAACTTTACTGCCTGAATACACAGGAGTAGTCTCGTCTCTGATTGGTGTGCCTTCAGTATCTACAACTGGTGGTTTTTTATCTTCACTCCAAGAGAACTTGATAAGGTATTTACCTTCACTAACTTCTTCCCATGGTGTAGGTTTTAGTAGTGATCTCTTTGGGTTTTTTAATTTAGATTCTGCCCATTTAAGGCAATCCTCTCTTTCAGTCTCTAGTTTGGAGATCATATCTTCTCCAACTATGGCTTTCAAAGAATAGCCAAACTTACTTGGCTTCAACACGGACTGATAACCTTCTAGGGTTACAGGGTCGGGTGTTACGTGTATGTTTCTCATTAACAAAAAAAGTATGTTGAATCAATCACAGCTTCTGGTTGTAAGTCGCCAATGATCGGTGGTTGTTCTTCAGCAGCTATTGCTAGTGCGAAGTCAGTTAGTGGTTCATGCTCTGCGAACAGACGCATGTAAGTATCTCGTACTAAATATGATAGCTTACACATATCTGTAGCTCTACATAGTACTGAGTCATGTATCAATGCAATAGGAAAGGATACGTCCATGACAGCTAGATGTAATAAACTTGCATCTAACGAATGAATTAAGTTAGGAGCAGTAGCATTTTTGTGATGCTTTAGATCTACACCTTTCTCACGTCCAGCTACATGTACCATACAGCGTCCCATTAGTTGAGTCTGGATAATCTTAGTGTCTCTCTTCATTAACCGTTGGTTAACTGGAAATCCAGATGGTGTTACCCAAGAAACTTGTTCAGCTCCTGATTTTATGTACCTAGATACTTCTTTCTCTATCCATCTCATTACGTCCATAGCTCCCGGAACTACCTCATTCATGGCAGATCGTACAGCTTGTACGCATTTAGTTAGTTCATCTTTATCTACATCTACACCTTTTTCTTTGAATGCGTCCCTGATGTAAGAACGATTAGAGAAAGGCTTGGCATTGTATGGTATGGTCATCACACAACGCTTCGTCACCTTTCTATCCCAGTGGGGTTTTAGCCGATCAGGGATTGCGTCCATGCTTTTTGCTGCAATAACTGCATAAGCGTCTTGGGGTTTTTCACTCCCTATGACGTTTACCATACGAGCAGTGGACGCATCTTTAGCAAGTCCTGCTAGAATTTGTAGACCACTACATGTAGCGTCTACAGCTACAGGCAGATGTGTGTGAAAGCGGTGCTCGAAGTGAAGCTCGCAAAATTCGTTACAAGCAGCTAAGAATAACCATGGTTCGTCAGCATTTTCCCAATCTGCTATGTTTTCGATAGGGTCACGCCATACTCTTTGGACCATTGAGTAGTTTTCTGCTTTGTCTATCCACTCTAGACGTTCTTGCATTGTTGCTTTGTCTAACCCGTAGGTGGTTGCGAGTTGGAACTTTATCCACTCCATACCCTTCTTAGTTATCTTAGCACCTTCTGAGAATAATAGTAAACTTTTTCCAAAGTCAGTATCTTGAGGTGTTAGTAAGTTAGGTATAGGGTATGCTCTACCACGATAGTCGAAACTCCATGGTATGTAGAAGGTGGTGTCTTCAAATTCACGTACAACGTCCATGGTCATACGTGTTCTACAGGACTTACGTACTTCGGCTGCCTGTAACTCTCTAGATACTCTAGCTTTCTTCTTCCACTCTCTCCTAGCTGTCTCATCTGTCTCAATATTAACAGGCTTTGGAGGGATAATATGTTCCATTACAGGTCTAAACTTACCTACACTTATACCTCTCTCCTCCAACTCCTTCGCTACCCCGACTATAAACGGATTTAACTTGTAGGATACTTGTTGGATTTTGTTGATAAAGTCATAGGGTATTTTCCCCTGTATTAGAGTGTGCTCGCTTTTTCGTATGAAGTTGTGACATCTAGTCAGATCGTTGAGATAGTAACCGCCATCTTGGAGAGCATTCCAGTTACGGGGAGGAATGTGCATAGGCTTAGCCAAAGGACTAAAAAGCTCTGCACACCGCATGATTTCGTCATGGTGTTTGATTAGTTCGTCGGTGGGTACGAGTATAGATATTGTTTTTCTTCCCTTGACCATCAGGTCTCTTTCAAACCAACCAGATACTTCCATGAGACAATCCATCAAGAACGTACCTACCTTGACTTTGGTAGCCACGTCCCAGTGTACCCATGGGCTTATCTGTGTTTTGTGCATCAATGTCTGTATGCACTTACGTTTATATTCTGTACCACGTGCTTGATGCCAGTAGTTTTTCTTCAGCGTAGCTAATAACGCCGGTGCTTCCTTGTCATAGTATGCCATTTGACACTCAGCTTCTACCGCATGACCAACCGCAGTGGCTATATTTATTACAGCTCTGTTCTTCTGTTTGTTAGAAAATACATAGTCAAATACGACCTTGCACACTAATAGTGCTTGTAGATCTGAGTCGACGGGCAGGATATGCTTGTGAACAATGACTTGATGTGCTCCTGCTATTCGTTTGTACTTTTCTTTTTTACTATCAATAAATGCAATAAGATCAGGCAATATAGAGCTAACACATGATGAGCCATAAACAGTGGCAGACGCATAGGTCTTTTCCTCTAACTTCTTAGTGTTAGAGTGTAACCTTGCCTTGCCTCCTTGTATTTGTTTACGCTCGAACTCTTGCTGATCTTCAATCTGTTTGTCTGTGAGCATTTGGATTGTAGGTTAGTTGTCGTCTTTTACTTGCTCCTGCATTATAGCAATGAGTTCTTCTTTGTGTGGGTGGTTGTCAACAAGTAGTTTTAGCTGTTGATACCTACGTTCAAACGTTGTTTTCTTCATTGTTAAAATCAATGTTTAGTGGATTTGGAATAAGGTGGTAGACACCTATGTCTGTAGCTAATGTTATGTGTGTATTTTTACCTATTTCTTTTTTAAGTCTTTGCTTTGTGTGATGCTCAGACTTGTATGTGTACTCCTCTATCTTGCCTGTGTCCATGTTCTCTACTCTAACAATACCAAAGTGTGAGCTTGGTAATTGATAGCCAGCGATTTTCCAATCTCTGAACTCGTTAAAAGGCATGGCAGGAAAGTATGCAGGAGGGCAGTCCTTGATAGCTTGCCAGTTGTTTGGGTAGTACTTACGTTTTTTCATGTTCGTGATACGTTTAGTAAATTGTAGTTGTGTGTTACTACCCAGTCAAGGGCATAGAAGGCAGCGTCTTCGTCAGTCTTTGCACTGGTGTACATGTGCGACTTGCGCTTGGGCTGACCTTTGATACAATAGTCGATTTTGTAAATCATGTCAACAAATAAAATGTCCGGAGCAGCTAAACTGCCATTTGAATGGAAACATGTCGCCGTATTCTTTGGCAACTCTGTTGTCTACGATCTTAGCGATTGCGTCCCTGTCTTCCCATGTGAGAATGTCCGCAATGTTTACGTCTTTGGTACGGTGTAGCTTTTTGTTGTGCTCTTCCGCTTGTTTCATAAGGTCAGAGTATTCCATTAGAACAAGAAGCCTCCGTCCTTGTCAAACTCGTTGAGTTTTTCATTGACTTTGTATGGCTTGAGCCTTACGTCCATGTATAGTACAAGGTACTCGGCTGCTCTTCTTACTTTGTCGTCGTCCCA